CCTTGCCAAAAATCTTAAATCTTGTACCGGAGTAAGTACGTACTAACACAAAGTCGCCCTCTTTACACCATGCTCCGTTAGGAAACTTGGCGGTGTCGTTGTACGCGTCGGGGCCAACTTTTAAAACAAACAACACAGTGGTTGCTGTTTCTTCAAGACGCATACCCTCAATAGGCCGGACTAAGTCCAGACTTGTACCGTCGATACGTTCAGAGATGTCGGGCACGGCGCAAAGAATCTTCCAACCTGTGGGGATTGGGAGTTGCGTGGCCTTTAGCTCATCAGTAGCTTCAGGAGCATCCAGAGGCTGGATGGGTTCAGGCAGTGCAAAAGCACCGGGGGATAAATCAACATCACTCATTTGATTCTTCAACTTTCTGCGCAAGGTCAATTAAATAACGCTCTGCGAGGGCTAGACCCTGAATAATCCCGCAGAGTTTTTGGTACTCTTCAAAAGTACGGCACGAACCGCCCGCCAAGTCGTCGGCATAGTTGTTCATGTCAGTGCGTATTTTTTCACGTAATACGCGTACGAAGTCTTGAATCATGATTTGGGCTCACGTTGTTTGCTATTTGAGAGCGCAGCAGTACGCGCTTGTAACTCCATCTGGGCTTTACTCTTTGCGATGTCAGCGCCCATTTGGATGCCGGCACGTTCTTGTTCAAACTGTTGCTTGAATTCGCTCTCTTTGATTTGCGCACCTGTGCGAAGAGCTTCCAACTCCAGTTTGCCGCTGACTTCTTGCTCTTTCAAAGCCTGTGCATCAGCCTTGGCAGCAGCGTCCATCATGATCTTCTGTTTCTTCAACTCTAGCTCTTGGCCTTTAAGTTGGAGTTCCTGCATCTGCAACTGCATGACTGGGTCTTGCAGCTGTTGCTGTGCCTGCATCTGCGCAGCCTTGGCTTGGTTCTGCATAAGAACTTGTTGCGCCGCTTGAGCCATCATGCCGGACAACGCAATCTCCACTTGTGGTGGCAACTTCTCGTCTTCGGGTGGCAACGGCATACCCAATTGCTGCTCAATCTGCTGGCGCATCTGATAACCAACGTGCTCTGCAATGTGGGCCGTGATTGCGCCCATGATCTTAGGAGCCTGTGGGTTCTGACCAATGAACTGCTGCATCATTGGGTCTTGCAACAACATCATGTGCACTTGGATATGCGAAGCGTGATCTTGGTGCAAGAACGCTTTGACTGGCTTACCCTTAAGCACGTTCTGGTTCTCTTGCACGGGATCTATTGGCTTCTGATCGTCCTCAATTGGCACAAGCTTCTCTGCGTTCTTGATACCGAGAACGTTCAACATGCCGCGATGCAGTTCTGGCAAGTTGTAGATGTCCGGAGCCATCTGCGCCATCTGAATGACCGCTTGGTACTGGATAACGCGCTGAGACATGGTCGCAGCGTTGGGGTCTGACACGGGGATAACGTCAACCAAGTCATAGTCGGCTTTCTTAGCTTTGCGAGTGCCGTACTCGGGTGTGTATGTGTAGTCAGCGTCTGTGTAATCGCGGATGATGTTCTTCAAGAGTTTGAACTCTTGCTTCAGGGCAAAGTGCACACGAGCCTGCACCGCAGTCATCACCTTTAACTGACGCTCCAACAACGCCAGCGTTGTACCAACAGGAGCTTGCGCAGACATGTCACTGACTTTCATGTCAGCAGTCGCGGCAAAGCGACGACCTTCATCAACGATGGTCTGCATTAAGTTAAACAACGTCTGGCTTGGCTCCTTGTATGGCAAGGGCAAGATGTTGTCGCGGATCGTTCCTGAACCAACGTCTACATCACGGAACTCTCCGGGTGCGATGGGCGTGTCGTCGCCTTTGATGCGCAGGCCCCGTGTCTTGAGTCCGCCGGGCAAATTGGCAAGCGTTCCTGCATCGACAAGTTGTCGCATGAGGGAGGTAGCGGATTTAGCAAAGCCTCCGATAAGATGGAAAAGCCCGAAGCCGTAAGCTCCAAAACCCGGAATGTATTGGTAGTGAACGAAGTGCTGGCGCTTAAGTCTGAGGTCATCTTCTTCCTTCCAGTTGCGGCGGATTGATAGGATGTCGTTAGAGCCTTTAATCAACGTGACAACGTACGGCAGCATGATGCCGGTCTCTTCACCAGAGTCGTCCTTGTCTTCGTAGCCTTCAAGGTTCAAGTCAACGTGGCACTCATACAGCGTGTAGCGGTCGTCGTTCAAGTCACTAAAGCCGGTCTCTTTGTCTTTGGCTTTCTGAATGTCTGTCAATTCTTTGGGGGCGTCAGCCAAGTCAATGTCAAGGTAAAAGCCAACTTGCTGAAGCTTGATGATCTCGTTCTTGGTCTTGCGCATAACGTGCGTGATGCGGTAACAAGTATCTAGATCCGTTGTACCGTACGGCAGATACATATCTTCCGCAGGAATAAACATGGAGACCTGACGTCCCAAATTGGGATCGTAGTACACCTTCTTAAACGCAGAGCCTGTGGCCGGCAGTGACCAAAGCATGCGCTCGTGTTCAGCGCGGTACTCCGTCATAACTTCCGTCAACTCGTAGTTCATGTCGTCTTCGACATTGATTGCAATCTCTTTCATCTCTGGCGTTTCTTTGCCAATGAGTTTGCTACGTACAGGCCCTTGGGCTGGGAATGTCTCAGTAATTGTCTCAGCTTGGAAGCGCACAACCGCTTCAGTAATCATGGGGTGGAACACGCCGCATGCGCCGTTCCAAGGTTCCGTGCGTTCTTCGATCTGCAAACCCAAGAGCTTCAGACCATCAACGTACGTCTTTTCCCAGTCCTTGCGGCCATTCTTGTCGTTGTCAATGTCAGACACCAAGTCACCAGCCAGCGACTGCAAGGCACCGTCTTTTATGTACTCGGCCAAGTTATCGTCAAAGCCTTCTTCGCCATCATCTTCTCCGGGCGTGAGTGTGATCTCCACACCGTCCATGCCAATGGTGACTTCTTCGGGATCAACGATCTCGATCTCAAGGGGGGACTCTTGCTCGCCCAGCGCATCAATGCCCACGGGTTGTTGGTACAGCGCTTTGTCGATGTTCGTTGCCATGTGTATTCCTTAAATTAATTTCTTGTTGCCAGCGGTTTCAATGTAGCCGCCTTTGGCAAGTCCTACGAGTTTCTTTGCTTTGTCTATGATGCCCGGCTCTTTATTAGTTTCTGGCTGTACAGTGTAAGGCGGTAAGTCGCGGGGGTCGAGCCTTGTTTGGCGTAACCCCGTCACTGCGTTATAAGCCTCGCGCACAGCTTTGTCTTTAAACATCGTTTTGCGAAGCTCGGGGTCTTTAGTCAAGTCCACATTTAGCGCTGACTCGGCTCCCGCCAAAGTTGCAAAGATTTCATACAGACCAACTCTTCCTTGCTGGTCAATAAACTTTGGGTTCATGTAGCCGTTCTTGATGCCATACTTTTCTTCAAGGTGTGGCAAAGATTGTTTAAGACCATCCAAAAATGAATTCTGTTTTGTGCCTGAGTTTTTTCCCAACATTTTTACAAATTGGTCTCGGGGCTCTGTTCCAAAACCCGCATTTTGTCTAGCCAACAGATGTTCAGCTTCGTGTGCAAGCGTATGTGCGTGTGCCTCGGGACTCAAAAATATATTTGGCTGCAACGTTCTATTGGACATTTCGTCTTTAATACGGTTGGAGTCCAATATAAATCCGCTTGTGTTTGAGTTTTTCAAAGCAGGCATTTCGCGCACCAGCAAGTTGGGAATGCCCGCAGTGTTTGAAGGCATATCTTTAGCTGGAATTTTTTTAATTCGTGTTGCTGTTTCCGACCCGGGAACACCAATTTCTCGCAGGTATTCTGCGGTTTTTGCGTCGTATCTTGGATCAGCCATGTGTGTTCCTAGTAGTATTCGGTTTTCCTGCGGCGAAAGAGCTCAAGATCGTCTTTCTCGTCGGTGTCTAAACTGATAAAGCCGCCTTGCCTAAAGCGTAGCAGCGCCTGTGTTGTCGTGTCCACGTAGTCGTCGTGCTCCCCAACTGGGAACGCGGCTAGCTCTTCAATCACTTCCCGTGCCCAGCGTGTGTCGGGTGCCCAGACTTTACCACTGCTAAATAAATCTGCAACCGCGTTCACGCGCACCATCTTATCGTTGCCCCTTGATGGGCTGAACTCTTGCACAGGTATGCCCAACGCCCTGAGTTCCTGAATCAGCGGCCCCCCAGATGCCTTTTTCTCCACAATGAACGCATCCGGTTCCCACTCTTTGTACTGCTTAAGCGCCACCACCTTAAGTTCAGGGAAAGCCATGCGATCTTTAAACGCATCCAGTAAGATAAGTTGGGGCGAGTCGTTTTCTTCCTCGTTGTAGAAGATGCCCCACGTTGTACACGCAGAGTAGTCGGATGTATTCTTGGTTTCAAACGCCGTATCCCAAGACTGGATGATGTATTCGCACCTTGGCGGGTCATCTGGCTCCCAAATACGCCACATTTTACGGCTGACGATGGCCGAGTTCTCAGATGTGGGCTGCTGCATGTACTGCGCGTTCCAATAACGCGGGTCAATGCTGGCTTTTGTGGACTTTAGCGCCTCAAGTGACCACTGCTCTGGCCAAAGTGACTTCTCATCTTCTTCATCCTCGTTCAGAATGGCCGGCAACTCCACAATCTCCCATGGAATAGCCTCTGGGTTCTTGGTTTGGTAGTCAATCAGGCGCCCAGTCAGGTCTAACAGCGACCAACGGGTCATCACAATGATAATCCCACCACCCGGCATCAGACGTTGCAGTGGGCCTGTCTGGAACCAAGACCAAGCGGTATCAAACGCAAGTCTAGAGTTGGACTTTACGTCCTGTTCCGAGTGAGGATCGTCAATAACGAACAGATCAGCACCACGACCAGCAAGAGCGCCCCCGACACCAGCAGCGTAGTACTGACCGCCAGCGCTTGTAGACCATTTACCGGCAGCCTTTTGGTCATCTGCCACCATTGTTTGAGGGAAAACTTCTCTGTATTCATCAGAATCGATCAAGTTACGTATGCGCCGCCCGAAGTCTTCAGACAGACCCGCAGTGTGCGTGCCCATGATGATCTTCTTCTCAGGATATTTACCTAGAAAGTACGCAGGGAACAGGTAAGACGAGAACTCAGACTTACCCATACGAGGCGCGATGTTGATAATCACGCGCTTTTTACGTCCTTCAACCACGTCGGTAAAGATCTTGGCTAGCTTCTTGTGGTGTGGGCCGATCTTAAAGCCGGGGTACACGGCAGTAGCAAACCCCAGCATGTTTGTTTTAGCCGCCTGTAGGTTGGCGCGGGACTCACGCAAGTCCAAATCGCTAAAAAGCTCCAATTTCTCCTGTTTGGACAAGTGCGGCAGAGCCTTTGCCATAGCTTCTAGCTCAAGTTTGCTCAGGGTGGTGAAGTTTTCAGGCTTCATCTTTATCTTCAGTTACATCAATAACGTCGATCACGCCCATGAACCTGTTGAGCTTCTCTTTGATCCGTGTCTCTAGCTCCATATCAGACATCTCGGTCTTCTTGACCTCAACCCGTTCAGTGAACAGCGCAACCTCAGTGACTGTCCCCAACATCTGCAAAGCTTTCAAACGAATCCGTGCGTCTGGGTGTTTGACTTCTTCTAAGATCTGCGCAACTGCGTAGCCCCTGAGTTCCTTGGCCTGCTCGACAAACGCCCAATCGTAGGCTGTCAGCATCCCAACTAAATGCTGCACTGCAGCAGGAGCCTTAATGTTAGCAAGCGCTTGCTGTGTGTTTTGTGGTGGCTGGCCGGTGACCAGTGAGGCGAAGGAGTTTCTTGCCGCCTGTGCGTCTGCCTTGGACTCTGCCTCATCGTCGTCTAGTTCTAATTCTTTGAGCCAGTTTGCCGTTTGGACTTGCGCGTCAATAATATCTGCTGGCGCTGCGTCAGCAAAAGGCAACGGCGTAGCCGCAGTCATGTCGACCACGCTCGGTTCAAACTCGCCGTTAATCAGATGTTCTAGCATTGCGTAGGGTTTGTGCTGGCGTCGCACTTGTTGCCTCGTTGGTGTTAGTGTACACTTCTTTTCGGTGATGGCGCAAGTCATTGCTTCTCCTTGATGGTTTCAGTTGCCATCTTTTGCCCCGGCTCACAAGGTCGGGGCATTTTTTTATATAGTGTTGTCCAACGTTTGACATGGTACCTTGGAAATTTTTTAAAATTTTTAGGGGGGTGGGGGATCCAAATGGCGGTATTTGAATCCTGTTTTTGGAAAATTGGGATTGCGGGTGTGGAACAGTGTTTATAGCAGCTAGCTACTACGCCCTCACATAGGGGTGATGGGGGATGGGTGGGGTTCTTCGTATTCAGAAACAGCCCTCAAAGCAGAATAAAGTACCCATTTGGTAATATAGATGCATCGGTTGGGACAAGCCTAGCCGATTCGGGGAGACATTCTCCCCGACACAACAACTTAGTCAACTCAAGGAGAAACACCATGACTAAATCAAAAGCAATCGTTATCACTTACGAGCAATTCGCAGAGGGCTGTGGCAGAACAGATGGCATGACGCTTAACGCAAGTGACGACTACCACAAGCAATACCTGAAGCTAGACGCTGACGGCAAGGCAAACAGGGAACTGGTCTACGTTACGAACTACGTTGTCGGCTACACCGACTCACGCAAGACCATGCCAAGCATGACGCTCAAGCAAGCAATCGATGCCTTCGGCAAGAAACGCACAGAACGTACTCGCAATGAGGAACTGGCTGTCAATGCGGGCAAGGCAAAGTTCCGCTACCACATCAGTCGCCCTGAGAAATCAGACGGCAAGAAACCTGCTGTGACATTCACCCCTGCTCAGAGGAAGGCTTGCGACAATGCCTTGGCATCGTTCCCTGCTAAAGACTTGCCTACGCAGATCAAGATGTTGCGTGCTTACCTGACTTCTTTAGAAGCTCAATAATCTGGGGAGACTTTCTCCCCGATTCTCCAGATCACCGCACGAGCGAGGCTTGTGCGGTGTTTCTTTTCCTGTCCAATCAATAATCTCAAGGAGAGCATCATGAGCAAGAAAAACCTGTATCTCATCAAACAACTTATGTTCCACGCATATCGTGAGGCGTGCCGTAACAATCGC